CTGTGAAGGCGGGAAGCTCTTCGAGCCGAAGAAGCGTCCAGGCTTATTCGTACCTCATTGTCTCTTCTGCGGCGGAGTGATCGCCCCGGACGGAGACCATGTGTGCTTGACGAAGAGCGACAGCATTCCATCTGGCGGTGAGTTCGAAAGAACAGCGGCCGCAGCCAGGGGAGTCGAAGGGATCCTCCCATCGGTCACGCTGCCCGGATACGTTCGCTGCATCAAGTGCATGACGTACTTCTCGATGGATCGGTTCGGCTGCGTGTGTCCAGCGTGTATGTGATGGATTGCGATGATCGCCCCGACGTTCCTCTCGTAGTGCCAACTCAACCAGAGGGCACGTGTCAGAAGAAACTATTCCTGTCGGACATGGAGTTCTGGTGCGAGAAGTCTGAAGGGCACGAAGGCCCTCACGCCCAGACGTTCACCGTCTACAGAGAGCCGCAGCCGGATCTGAAGGTTACGACGACCTGGGCAGACGACGAATCGTAAAAAAAACTTTCACACCTGCCATCCTGTCACCCTCTGCCATAAAGGCAGTTACGCTTTCGACATAACACAACATCTAGTGTTTCGTTTTCCCCACGCCACACCATCTTGTATTAAATGCTCTTGACAGCATTTCCTGATAGGGTATATTTGCTCTAACAAGGAGTGTCGATGGCCAAACGGAAGAAGTCGGCGAAGAAGAAGCCCACCAAAAAGCGAGGCCGGGGTCGTCCCAAAGAGAAGGTCTCAGACAAAGTAGATTACGCTCAACTCGGACTGCTTTATCAAAAAGGATTCATCGATCGAGAGGTCGCAGCGTTTTTCAAAGTAAGCGAAAGAACGATAACCCGTTGGAAGAAAACACCGGAATTTATGTCCGTCCTTAAAAAAGGGAAGGCAGAAGCCGATCAGAAAGTGATCGAGAGTCTGTACCGCAGGGCGTTGGGATACGAGACTCCGGACCCCACCGGCTTGGGCTCGAAACACTATCCTGCTGATGTCACAGCGATCATCTTCTGGCTGAAAAATAGGATCCCGGGAGAGTGGCGCGACAAGCATCAGGTGGATCATACCGCAGACGATCTTCTTGAGAAACTGGAAAAGATAACAGGGTTCAAGAAATGAAACTGAGAGTCCCGGTAGACGAGTTCTCTCTGAACATCAACAAGTGGCAGAAGGTGATCTGGAATCACGTCTACGGAGAGCCGAAGGTTCGGCACCGTGTTCTGGTCTGGCATCGAAGAGCCAGAAAGACAACGCTTGGTATCAATCTCTTAACGACCGAAGCCGCAACGGAAAAGGATAACGTCTACAACTACATCGGCCCGACACAGAGACAGGCGAAGAAGACAGTGTGGCAGGATCCGATGATGCTCAAGAGATACATCCCGCGGGAGCTGCTGAAGAAAGACTTCAACGAGACCGAGCTTTATGGAGAGTTCAAGTCCGGATCGATCCTCAACGTTGGCGGAGCTGACAACCCGGATCGCTGGAGAGGAACAGGCGGGAAGGGTTGGATACTGGATGAGTTCGCAGTCATGCGTAACGGGATGGCACTGTATCAGGAGATCATCATCCCGATCATCGAAGAGAATGATGGCTGGGTCATGTTCACGTTCACACCGAAGGGCCGGAACCATGGCTACGAGATATGGGAAAAAGCGAAGAACAATCCCAGATGGCAGGGCTTCTTCCTGCCGGCAGATACATCAGGCCTTCTGAGCAAGGAAAAGCTCAAGGAGATCCAGGAAGAGATCCCCAGTGTTCTGTACGATCAGGAGTACATGTGCAAATTCCTTGCTGCAGGCGGTGGGATAATCCCGAACGTCCGAAGGAACATCAGTGGAGTGCTGAGGGAGCCGGAGAAGAAGGGCCGGTATGTGATCGGGGTAGACCTGGCGAAGAAGGAAAACTCCACGGTGCTCACCTGTATCAACCGGGACACCAGGCACGTGGATGCATGGGCCAGATTCAACCGGATAGATTGGGGCTTCCAGAAAGAGCGCATCGCACGGATGGCCATAAAGTACAACAACGCCCTGCTGATGGTGGATGAGAACTCGATGGGTGATGCGGTGATCGATGACCTCAAACGCCTTCGCCTCTCGGTAGAAGGATACCTCTTCACGGAACGCAGCAAGCGTGACCTCTGACAGAATCTCATCGTAGCGATCGAGGGAAGGCATGTGACCTATCCCGATGTAGAGCAGATGATCAACGAGCTCGAGGACTTTGATATCGATGAGCGCGGAAGATACAAGGCTCCGGAAGGGCTGTACGATGACTGTGTTATTTCTCTCGCTCTTGCAGTATGGGGAATGAAGAGTGAAGTGTTCAGAACCCCAGTAGACATCAAGAAAGTGAAGGCCAAACGAGCTGCATCCGAGAAGCGGATGAAGGCGATGATAAACCATGGGATGGGAGACAGGCCGTGAACGGGGAGAAGATGCAGTGGCTATTCTACGATGCCAGAGCGAATCGCTTCGGTGTCACGGGAGATCTCACGGTGGAAGAGGCCGATTTCAACTGCAAGACCAACTGGCATCGCCCCATCGTGACGTATGAGACCGAAGAGGATCTTCCTGAAGGCGGCAAGTTTAAGCGCATGGAAGTTCGAGACACTGGATACTGGCACGAAGCGAAGCGGAAGATAGACGAGATGCAGAAGCGTAACGGAGTGAGGTTCCCGGATCCGAATGATGACTAACGTGAAGAAGGGCATGAACAGGCGCATGATTACTTGGCAGGCGTTCTGGAACATGTGTCCTGATAGGATCTACAGCACGTCCGGGAAGGTCGTGTACTGCACCTACCGAAACAGGTGCAGAAGAGATTGCAGCCGTGGGGCTTGTCCACGATGGAGGAAGCTGACATGACGTGCAAGACGATGTACAAGAAACCAGCCCGAAAGGATAAGCCGAAGAAGAAGAGAGTCCCGAGAGCGCGAAGGAGCTGATATGGGAATACCGCAGGCAGCAGGGATGATAACGACGACAGGCGCCAAGCTCAAGAAGGACGACGATAGCGGGAAGGGAAAGATGTCGAAGATGGCCATGGAGCTTGCAGCCAAGAAGAAGCCGAAGGCCAAGGCAGAGGCGAAGAAGCCTGAAGCCATCAAGGTGCTGAAGCAGGCAGAGCCCAAGTACAAGAAGAAGGAACCGAAGAAGAGCTCGGTGGGAAGCTACTAGGGAACAGACCATGGAAACGCACGTAGGCTGTCCGAGAACGGAAACCGAGAAGATGTTTCTCGATGAGTTCCGTTGGCCCATTGGCTGGCCGCATGAGAACAACATCGAGGACCATCCGGTATTCCTCGAGGTCATCCGGAGAGCCTTTGCGAACAGCTATGGATTCAAGACCATCGAAGAGGTTCAGAAGCGACTCTTAGCGCAGGACCAGTACGCAGCAGAGCTGGAGCTGAAGCTTCGGAGTATGCGCCGGCAGCTGGACATTCAGGAACGGACATATGCTCCTTTGGGGAGGTTAATGGGATGAAGAGGCGTTGGTATCCGTACTTACTGATGATCCCGATCCTGATCGCCTGTCTGGGCACGGTTGGAGCCGTGGTGCTTGAGGGTCGGAACGTTGTTACGCACAAGGAGCGAGTAGGCGATAAGGGCTACGGAGTGATGCTGCATGTGGACCTGGACGCTGCGAATAAGTGGGTAGCGAAGCAGACGAAAGCAGGGCTTCAGCAGTATGCCACGATCCGGATAGAAGTGAAGCTGGACGATGAGTGGAGAGTGAAGGAGTATCAGACCGATGAGTTCGTTCGGTTACTCGGTTTGAGGTCGGAGCATTGTTGTAAAGAACTGAAGGAGGAAGGCAGGAGACCAGCTTGGAAATGCTGTCCGTTTTGCAGGAAAGGCTTTTAAGGAGGAATCGATGGATCTTGATAAGACGAAGAAGGAGCCCGGGGGGATAGCTGGGTACATGGCCCGGAAGAAGATAGGTGACGATCGCAGACAAGCAGAGGCGAAACTGCCCCCGGCAGAGATATGCGGATACTGCGGAAAATCGAGACGTGCGTATCGTGACGTTGGTGGACCGGACGGCGTAGCCAGGATCTGTTCGGGTTGCGAGAAGAGATCGTTCGACAAGATCCTCGGCAAGCCTGAGTTCGAATCGAAGCCGACCAATCCGGAAGAGGAACTTCCCCTGGAAGCGGAAGAGGAAGAGGAAGCAGGTCGCGTTGATACTCCGATGGGCGAGGGCCAGAGCGACGATTCCAACGCAGGGGATGATGATGTTGGGAAGGAGGCCGCGAAGAAGAAGGGAAAAGGCAAGCGAGGCCGCAAAACTCAGAAGGTGAAATAAATGGAAGCAGAGAAGACGAAGAAAGCGAGGGGCGGAGGAGTGGAGGCAGTGCTGAATGAGATCCTTGAGGTACTGCAGGAGATCCGGGACGGAAAGAAGGCCAAGAAAAAGAAGGGGGAGTAACGGTGGATCTGGATAAGAGTCGGAGGGTCAAGGACGGAAAGAAGCTGGGTGACTGGAACGGAGAGAAACGCTGCAAAGCGCACGGGAACCTGATCGATGGAGAGTATCGCTGCCTCGCCTGTGAGCAGAAGGTGAAGAGCGACGAGAACCGGAAGGATATCGAGAAACGCGCGAAGGGCAAGGACAAGAAGAAGGACAAGGATCCTGAAGGCGGAGACGGCGAATAGTGACTGACGAAGGCAAGATAACTCCTTCTCGCTTTGGCGATGAGGAGTTCAAGCGCATTACGCAGGACGCATCGAAGGGCATCATCCTGGGTGGGAAGAAACCACAACCGCCACCCCCGGCCGGGATCGTCATGCAGGCCCCAGATGGGGCCTTTCATTATCGCTGGCTGGCGAGTGGTAAGACCTACTGCCTGGCAAAGATGGCAGCTCAGTACGAGCAGTTACTAAAGGCAGTGAACGATCTGGAGTACATGAAGAAGAGGGTTCTGGAATTAGAGGCGGAAGCTAAGGAGGAAGACGATGAAGGGAAAGAGGCAGAAGAAGGGGAAGAGCAAGATGGCGACGAAGACCGCGAACAAGAGCAAGAAGAAGACACACAAGAAAGTGGCGACGGCACCGTACTAGGCGATTAAGTGGAATCAAAAGACCTCCGATTCAAGTACAAGCGGCGTGGGAAATCCTTTTCCATGAGTGAGATCAAGAATTGGCCGTTTGACGAGAAGGATCCCAAGGATGTATCTCGGAACTCAGGCAAGAGGGGATTCATCGGGCCGAAGAGCTCTCCGAATCGAGATAGGCCGTCGTTCAAGAAACATCTGAAGAAACACCACACCTTGGTCAAGCAGGTCGAGGCTGGTGAATGGGATAGATAGACATGGCAAAAGCACAGAAGGCTCGAAAGAAGAAGAAGAACCGCCAGCAGAAGATGGTGGATCCTGAGGTCGGCTCGATCGATCGACCCGATGCGATCCTGCAGCCGATGGTTCGCAAGGAAAGCGATCAGCACTACCAGGACAAGAACCTGAACCTGCAGCCTGCGGAGCAGGACAAGGTGGTTATGACCTGGGGGCAGATGATAGCCGCAGCGGAAAAGGGTTCTTACTACACGGACCATCTGAAAAAGTGGAAACGTGCCGACAAGCTCTGGGAAGCGAAGCTGAATCCCAGGACATTCCCATTCGTTGGTGCCTCGAGCGTCTGCATTCCAGTGGTGAAGACGAAAGGCCGCACGGTAGGACGTGCCCTGAAGGCCGAGATAGTGGGCCGTCGCCCATTCGTACCGTTGGCACCTACAGAGCCTTCGGATGTTGACAGGGTAAAGGATGCAGAGAAGTTCCTGGACTACGAGGCTAACGGTCCCATGGAAGCGGAGACGGTTGCGGGATACATCCTGAAGGATGCGTTCCAATACGCCACGGGTCTTGTGAAGACAACGTTCGTTATCGAGAAGGAAAAGGTTGTTGAGCCGGAGATATGGGACGGGAGCCCTGAGAACCCGACCCGCCAGGACGAGATCATAAAATTCAGCCAGATATATCCCAAGGAGGACATGTGGCTGGGCAGGCTGTTTAACGGTGAAAAGCTCTATCTGGATGCAAGCTACAAGAAGACGATCTATCGCGGAGTAAAGATAGAGCGTATCCCCCGGAAGGATTTCATCACGCCGCAGGGATTCACGGACATCAAGAAGATGCCGTGGTATGCAGAGAAGATGATCCTCTCCTGGGCGGATCTCGAGGACGGGGTACGAGCTGGAAGGTATCATGAGAAAGTTCTTGACAAGATAAAGGCGAATTACAGCAAGCCGGGACCCCGTGGAAGAGCTAAGAAGGGGCAAAAGAGCAAGCAGGTTCGCACGATGGCGAAGACAAAGAAGGATGAGACCGAATACCTGCGTAAGAAATACGTGGTGTATGAAGGCATGTGGAAATACGCCCCGAGCGGCAAGAGGGTTCGAGAGAAGTGCATCTTCACGATAATCCCGCAGGAGAAGGTATACCTGAGAGGCATAAAGTATCCGTTCAAGCATGGCCGACCTTACATCACCCCGCATCACCTGATAGGCGATGCAGATAACTTCGATGGCGAGTGCCTGGCGATGGACCTGGAAGATATCCAGATCCTGCACAACATGATCTTCAACAATGCGATCGACGCAGACATGTTCAACCTGCCGACATTCAAGCAGCTCCGGGACGATACCGGGATAAACTTCGACATCTCCGGATACTATCCCGGCAAGGTCTGGGAAGTGGACGACATGAAGAATATCGAGATGCTGGGTGCAGGGCATTCCGCATCTCAATCTATCAAGCTCATGCAGATGGCCGGCAGGTACGGCGATGATGTGAGTGGAGTGACCGAGCTGATGACAGGCAGAGAATCCAGTGGCGATCCGAAAGCCCCGGGCAACAAGACCCAGATGCTGATGGGTGAGAGC